CATTTGTGTAAACCTTCAGTTTGCCCGTGCGTATGTTGCGAATTTGACCTTCGCTCGATACTTCGTACAAACCTTCATATCCCACAATCGAAAGCCAAATTTCCATAAAACCTCCCATTTGTCACTAGTGGGGATATTAGCATAATGGCTGTTTCTCGTCGCCTCGTCCAACGCTCTGCGGCAAATGTCGCAAGCCTGCCGTCGCCCGTGGGCGGTTGGAACGCTCGGGATTCTCTCGCCAACATGGCACCCACAGATGCCGTGCAGTTGGACAATTACTTCCCCGGCGTATCCAATGTTGTCCTGCGCGGCGGCTATGTGAAGCACGCCACGGGGTTTCCCGACGATGTAGAAACCCTGATGACCTACAGCGGCGGCACAGCCGATGAGTTGTGGGCTATCTCTGACGGCAAAATCTACAACGCAACATCTGCGGGTGCTATTGGCGCACCAGCGGTCAGCGGCCTGTCAAATTCCAAGTGGGAATACACCAATGTCACGACCGCAGGCGGCAACTATCTGTATGCCGCTAACGGAACCAACACGCCGTATCTTTACAACGGCTCAAGTTGGACAAGCATTACGGGTTCATCCTCGCCTGCCATTACGGGCGTTACGACCACTACGCTTAACTCTCCAACGCTCTTTAAGAATCGCGTATGGTTCATCCAGAAGGACACGCTGAAGGCGTGGTACCTGCCGACCTCAAGCGTTGGCGGCGCGGCACAAGTTCTCGACCTGTCATCCATTGCGCGTCTGGGCGGCGTGTTGGTGTCGATGGCCTCGTGGACAATTGACGCTGGCTACGGCGTGGATGACAACCTTGTATTTGTCACCGACAAGGGCGAGGTCATTGTCTACCGTGGCACCGACCCTTCATCTGCGTCCACATGGGCGCTGATTGGCGTGTGGATTATAGGTGCGCCTATCGGCACCCGCTCCCTGATGAAGTACGGCGGCGACCTTTTGGTGCTGACGCTCGACGGGTTGATTCCAATGGCCTCGGCGCTTCAGTCCTCGCGGCTCGACCCCAACATCGCGCTATCGGACAAGATACAGGGTGCGTTTGCGGCGGCTGCTGCGGCGTATAGGGACAACTTCGGGTGGTGTATGTTGTACAACCCGAAGAACAACGCCCTAATCGTCAATGTTCCGGTGCGTGAAGGCGCACAGGAGCAATTTGTAATGAACAACATCACGAAGGCGTGGTGCAGGTTTACAAACTGGAACGCTTTTCACTTTGGGTTGCTTGACGACACTCCGTACTTTGGCGCTGCAACTTTCGTGGCAAAGGCTTGGACAACGGGTAGCACCGGCTACATTGATGACACAAGCAACATAAACGGCAAGATTCTCCAAGCCTTTAACTACTTTGAGACTCGCGGTGTACAGAAGATTTTTACACGCGCACGGCCTAGTATTTTCAGCAACGGCACCCCGTCTGTGCGGGTCGGCATCAATGTCGATTTCAACATTTCAGACAATGTTGCCCCGATATCGTTTTCTACTCCGCTGACTGCCCTATGGGACAGCGCGTTGTGGAACACGGCTGTGTGGGGTTCCGACCTTGAGATTCAGAACAACTGGCAGGGCGTTACCGGCGTTGGCTACTGCGGGTCAGTACAGTTTCAGAGCAGCAGCAACAAGTTAGCAATTCAATGGGCCTCAACTGATGTGGTGTATCAACTCGGATGGGCTGGCATATAACAAGCGGCCCCGAGGTGGGCGAATGGGTGTGCAATCAGACGGGCGGCGGGTATCACGCTGAACGCTCTAACGCCATTGGACTGCGTAAGGGAGAGAACATTGTCGGCGGCGTGGTTTACGAGAACTGGAACGGGCGCAGCGTGGTTTGCCACATCGCCATCTCTGACCGCTTAACCCCCGCTTACATTGCAGCCATGTTTGATTATCCTTTCAATGTCTGCGGGGTTGACAAAATCATCGCCCCCGTGGGCAGTAAAAACGCGAAAGCCATCAGGCTTGTGCGTAAAATGGGTTTCACCGAGGAAGCGCGAATAAAGAACGCCGACACCGACGGTGATATTGTTTTCCTAACCATGACACGCGATGCGTGCCGTTTTTTGGGACACCGTTATGGGCAAAAAATCACCGAAGCCGCCTCCGGCACCTGACTACGCAGGCGCAGCGCAACAACAGGGCATCGCCAACCTAGAGGCGGCGCGTCTTACTGCGCGTCTTTCTAACCCTAATGTCATTACCCCGCTTGGTGGTCAGCGTGTGACCTACGGGCGACCGCAGTTTAACCGCGCTGCGTATGACGCTGCGATGGCTAACTATCGTGCGCGTAACCCGCAGGCACCTGCTACCGGCGCACCGCAGGGCGCACCCTCAACCGTTGGCGTTGGTGGCGGCGCTGCAATGCCCACGACGGGCGGTGGTGGCGTGCAGATGGGCGGCGGCGGTATGTATGGCGGCGGCGTTGACCTTGGCGTTACGCCAGAACCTACGGCATCAAAGGCCGACGGTATGCCTGCTGCGCGGCGCGAGGCTTTGGGAATGGGCGATGACCTTGCATACACGCAGGGCGGTCGAGCCAACTTCACAACGCTCCCCACCGGAGCGCAGGTTCCGACTGCCATGCTTATCGGCGGCGGTCGCTTTGATGCGTCCGGCATGGGGCCGGGACAGGCGCAACGGTTTAATCAGGGCTACGGCGGCGGGGAGTATCTGGGCGATGTGATGCCCACCCGCGAGATGTTCACCGAGATGGTGGACTTGGACACCCCGACGATTGAGCAGTACCTGACCCCCGAGGCACAGGCGACCCTTGAGGCGCAGCAGCGGGTGGAGCGTGCGTTGTCCGGCCTTGGCGAACAGGCCATCGGGCGCGTGCAAAATGTTTACGGCACGGATTTCACCCCGCAGGGGCTTCCGGCACAGCAGTTCCAATTTGGCGGTTATGGCAACCTGCCGACCGCCCCCGAGTTGCAGGGTCGCGCACGCTCTGATGTGTCGGCGCTCCCGGTCAACTTCGGCCCTACCGCCGGTCAGTACGGCATGGCTGCGGGTGGCCCACAAGGGCTGAACTTGCAGGGCTTGGACACAAGCGGCATTAGCGGCGTGCAGACCGGCGCAGGCCAGTTTGGCACGGCGCAGGGTGGCCCCGCTGCCCCGACCCTTCAAGGGCAGTTGGACACCTCGCAACTTGCCGCGATGCCTGTAAACGCGGGTATGACGGCGCAGCAGGCCATCATGTCGCGCCTCGACCCGCAGTTGCAGCGACAACGGGCGCAGTTGGAAACCCAACTTGCAAATCAGGGTTTGGTGCGTGGTGGCGAGGCGTTTAACGCCGCCATTGCCGAGCAGCAGCAGCAGGAAAACGACCTCCGAACGCAGGCCGCGCTACAGGGCATTAGCCTTGATATGGCGGCTCGTCAGCAGGGGCTAGGCGAGGCACAGGCTCTAGGCGGTTTTGCCAACCAAGCGGCTCTGGCGGGGTTTGGCGCGGGTCAACAGGCCACGGGCGCACAAAACGCTGCAATCGCCCAAAACGCTCAACTGGCGCTCCAATCGGGTCAGTTTGCCAACCAAGCGCAGGCGCAGCAGTTCGCGCAGCGGCTTGCGGCGGGTGAGTTTGGTCGAGACGCGCAGATGGCATCCTTCCAGACGGGACAGGCGGCGCAGGAAGCCGTTAACCGTGCCATCGCGCAGAACTTCCAACAGGGCTTGGGCGCGGCGGGTGCGTACAACGCTGCTGCCGGTCAGCAGTTTGGGCAGGAGATGGACATTGCTGGGCTGTATAACGCCTCGCTTGCCCAGAACCAACAGGCGGCATTGCAACAAGCGCAGGCTCAAGCGGCGCTCCAAGCACAGGGCTTCAACCAAGCGCAGGCGGCGGCAAACTTCCAGAACGCCCAGCGTCAGGCAGCGTTGCAAGAGCAGTTGGCGCTTCGGGCGCTTCCGCTTAACGAGGTCGCAGCCATCATGGGCGGCGCACAAGTGCAGATGCCGCAGTTCCAGAGTTACCAAGGCGCAGAGGTTGGGGCGGCTCCCATCTTTGGCGCTACGCAGGCGGCGGGTAACTTCGCGCAACAGAACTACGCCAACCAGACGGCTGCATACAACGCCAAGATGGGTCTTTATGGACAGTTGGGCGGGGCTGTTGGCAGTTACTTTGGGGGAAGATAAATGAGAACTCCATACCAAACCTTTAACGCTCCCCCCATGATGAACGGTGGTCGCGGTCAGCGCATGGCGCGTATGCTCCAGATGCAGGGCCAAAGCCAGCAGGTGAGCAACAACGCAGGGGCGCAGACCGATATGCAGTATTCGCCTCCGCAGAACGCTGCGGACATCAACCGTGCGCCGCGTCAGTTCCTGCGGCAATACCCGAAGATGCCGAAGTCGCCGGGGATGACCAACCCGCAGGGTGGCCCCGACCGGGGAGGATTTGAATATGGCGGTTAAAACAGTCTCAACCTTTGCGCTCCCAGACGAGTACCAGCGGCAAGCCTCCGAGGCACGCCGTCGTCGCCGTATGGCAGAGATGTTGGCGCAGCAGGCGTACCAGCCGGGGGACATCCAGAACGCCCCCATCCCTCGCGGAGCGCCTCTGGTGCAGGGTCTGCAAGCGTTCCTTGCCGCCCGTGCTGCCCGTAAGGCAGATGAGGCTGAAGAAGGCGCAATGGAGACGCAAACCCGTGAGGCACGGGATTTCCTTCGTGCGTTAACCGAGCCTGCCAAAACGATGACGATTGGCGAAGCCGCAATGCAAGACATTGCACAAGCGGGAACGCCGGAACTGGTGGACGGTCGGTTGGAATACCGAAAGACCGCCATGCCTGCCCCGACTCCCGAAATGGTTCCGCAAGCAGGCCCACAGGTGCGCTTGGGGCGCAGACCGGAAGACGACCAAGTGTATATGCAGACAAAGACGGGTCGAGAAACTGACCCGCAACGCATGGCTGCAATGCTCGCCAATCCTCAATACAAGGCTGAATTTACGCCCGAACAAAAGCGTGCGCTTGCCCTTGAGGGCGTGTTGACCAGTCAGAACCCGCTTGTGCAGAAAATTGGGCAGATGCAATACGGGGCAATGCAACCAAAACAATTAGAAATTGGCGCGGTTAATCTTGCCGACCTCACGCCGGATAGCGCAACAAAGTTTGCTGCAAGCGGCGACCCCCGCGACATTGTTTATCGAACGCCGGAATCAAAAGACCGATTAATACCAGTAATTAAAAACGGCATCCCGACTTATGTTCCAGAATCTAAAGCAGAGGGAATGACCCCTGCTACCGCGCAAACCATCAAGGTTTCGACGGGCGGGGGCGGCGGCGGTGGTGGCAGAGGGCAACAAGGCCCAGCGTTTGTTTTGTCAAACGGCAAAATTGTGCAATCTATTTTTGACCCGTTATCTGGCCAGTATATGTATCAATCGGATACTGGGCGCGTTCCCGTTCCTGCTGATGCAAAACCGACAACTGCAAGCGCGGCAAGTGGATTGTCTGAAAAACAATACATTACTTACCGACAAGAAGCGTTTGACCATCAACAAGGCTTGAAAAGACTTAATTCATTTTTTGAAAAAATTGGCGACACTAATGTTGGTATTCAAAGATGGGCTGATGCTGTTGCTGCAAAAGCCAAAAGTCTTCTTGGAAATTCTCTTTCTCGAGAACAACTTGCTTTGGAATTGGCAAAGGGAGAACAACAAGGGTTGTTGGGTTTGTTTAGAGTAGACATTGTTGGCCCCGGTGTTCTTACAGAATACGATGCGGGGCGCGTCATTGAGGCTTTGGGCGGCGATTTGAATGCGTTGCAAAACAAAGAAAAAGTTTTTGCCCTTCTTCAGCAGTTGTATCAAGACAAAATGGATAGGTTTGAGTTCTTGAATCAAGAACTTGGGCGTAGCGACCTTGTGAGAGGTGGCAAGCCGATGACTGCGGAAGGGCTGCCTTCAACTCTTGGAAGCCCAAATAAAGTTGTAGAGGTTGATTACTAATGCCGTACACAATTCGCACAAAAGATGGCATTGAAATTCCCAATGTTCCAGACAATGTTGACGAGAATTCACCACAAGCCAGAGCGTTAGTACAGGCTGAACGGGCAAAGAGAGCGTCTCCTAAAGAATCTGGCTTTGCTCGTGGGCTTGGCCTTGTCGGTCGCGCACTTGCTCCGTATGCCGCCGCTGCTGGTACTGGTGCTGCCGTGGGTGCGCCTTTTGCCGGAGTTGGTGCAATTCCCGGTGCAGCCGCAGGCATAACGGCTTACGGGTTGTCAGAACTTGCAGATGCCTTGCTGATGGGCGGCAAAGGTCGCCAAGCAGTAGAGCGTGGATTGACGGCTATTGGTTTACCGGAACCGCAAACGGCTGCTGAACGGGTTG